TGTTTTTGAAAAGCAAAATATCAATAGCATCACTCATCTATATGACTGTGACTATGTTATCAATACAGCAGCAGAGACACATGTTGACAACAGCATAGTGAGTTCAGATGTCTTTCTTCATAGCAACATCAATGGGGTGCATAACCTACTTGAACTCATAAAACAGAAACCTGCCTCTCGTAGGCCTACACTTTTGCATTTTAGCACCGATGAAGTTTATGGTGATATAGAAGTGGGGTCTCATACTGAAACCGATCTGCTTAAACCGAGCAATCCTTATAGCGCAACTAAAGCTGCAGCAGATATGTTGATTTTAGCATGGGCAAGGACTTATAATATTCCATATGTGATTGTTAGACCAACTAACAACTATGGGATTGGGCAGTATGTTGAAAAGTTCATTCCTCGAGCATGCAAAAACTTATACTTGGGTAGACTCATAAGTCTACATGATAGGGGGGTGCCCAAAAGAACTTGGCTTCATGTTAGTGATACGGCAAGCGCAGTCATAACGATAATTGAAAGTTCAGAAAGAAATAGAATCTTCAATGTGTCTGGTAACTATGAGGAAAAGAATCTTGTTGTAGCTCAAAAGTTGATCAAACACATCTTGGGAGATGTCGATCCTCTTAGACATGTTGATTTATCAGAGACCAGGCCTGGTCAAGATGTGAGGTATGCGATTGACGATAATGCTTTAAGATCAATAGGTTGGGCACCTAAAGCTAACTTTGATGTGGAATTAGCAACTATTTGTAATTGGTATAAAAACAACTTTGTTTGGTAATTATGAAAAAAATAGTAAGCGTTAGCTCTTATGGTACAAACGCTCGTTATATAGTAGGAGCGCATAGACAATATGAACTTTCAAGAAGTTTGTATCCAGATTGGGAATATAGAATTTATGTAGATGATGCATCGAACTATAATATGCCTGATGCCACCATCATTGAAGTAAAAGACGGTTCACATGGGGTCTTTTGGAGATTTGAACCGTTGTTTGAGAATGAGAACAATGTTGTCATCGTAAGAGACTCAGATGGAAGAATCAGCTATCGAGAATGTAAAGCGGTGAATGAATGGCTAGAATCGTCAAAGAGTTTTCATGTTTATAGAGACCATGAAGCACACTTTGAATTTCCCATAATTGCCTGTGCGTTTGGGTATAAGGGGAAGCTTTCTTCTTCCCTTCACAAAATTATGAGGGAGTATGCGACAAAGACAAACTATTACACCAATGATCAAGTATTTTTGCGAGATCATGTTTGGCCTATTGTTGAAAGTGATACACTAATACATTCAATGAATGAGGGTTGGTTTGGTAAAACACGATCTACTCTACTGAACCCCTATTCATTTTGCGGGAATGGATATGATGAATTTGATATGCCTCTATATCCTGAAACTCTCGCTGAGATGGCGGGATTTGATCAAAAGAATCTACACGAAAGATACAAGTTTGATGGGGGAATCTGGTGAAATCTTTTTTCATTCTACCTATTCATAATAAGGAAAGTTTGCTCTTAAAGGTTTTACAAGGAATCGTTTCAAGTGCATCAAGTGACTATCAAATCTTAGCGATCCTTGACGGATGCAATGACTCATCAGAACAAATACTGCTTGACTTCATAAGTCAAAATAAGTTGTCTAATCATTTTTTAGTTTCTTACATGGATGATGTGCATGAGATAACTTGTTTAAATCACGGGTTGACAAAAATACGACTATCGAATGCACGACCTGAAGATTTAATCTTTACTGTTCAAGATGATGTTATTCTTCAAGAGACACAGGTAGACAAAAAATTTAATTACTTATTCACGCATGAACCCAACTTAGGTTATGTTAGTATGAGATTAGGTTGTGATATAGTTAATCTTGATCATACAATAGGTGAAAAAAATTATGTTGAATCAGAATACGGGCATTGGAAACAATTGGGATTTAATCATTTCTATTGTGCAAAACAAAATGAACTTATCAAAGTGCCCATCGCTATTAGAAGCCCCACATGTGTTTTATGGAATAGGTATAAAAAAGTTGGATTTTATGATGCCGCACTGGCCCCTTGTGGGTTCGATTGTCATGACTTTAGTTTGCGTATGATAGAACACAATTTTCAAAATGCTGTTTATGTATTAAAATACTTAAGTGATGTGTCATGGGGAGGAATGAGAACAGAAACAATTTCACAAATAAACTCTCGTCATGGAGAAATTTATGAACAGAATCGACGATATTTGGCAATGAAACACAGGGATTTATTAAGGACAATTTCATGAATCCATTAGTGACTATTGTAACCGCAACCACTTGCACTCCATATCTACGTCAAAACATTGACTCTGTTTTAGCGCAAACCTATCCCAACATTCAGCATCTTGTGGTCATAGACGGCAAACATCACCTTGAGAAGCTAGATTACGATATCGCTGCTGATATAGTCACACTTCCATATGCAACAGGCACAGAGCAGTACAACGGGCATCGTATCTACGGGGCTGCAACTTATCTTGCAAAGGGGGACTTTATCATGTACCTTGATGAAGATAACTGGATCGAACCCAACCACATAGAAAGTTTAATTGAATTGCTCAAAGATACTCCCAACTCCTATGCCTGTGCGCTTAGGAAGATCACAGACATGGAGGGAAACTTTATCTGTAATGATGATTGTGAGAGTCTTGGAAACTGGGTGTCAGTCATCAACGACTACTTTGTAGATGTGAACTGTTTCTTTCTACCTAAGAAACTTGCCCTTCAGCTAACACCTATCTGGTATCGTCGAGCAAGGCATCCAGAAGATCAACCGGAAGTTGATCGGGCATTGACAAATGTGTTAAGATACAATAAAATACAATGCTTGGTGAGCGGCAAGTATACCGTAAACTATCGTGCAGGCAATCGAGCAGATTCTGTTCGACCTGAATTCTTTTTACAAGGCAATGAACATATGAGGAAAGTATACAATGGAAAGTTCCCCTGGCAAGCCCCTGCAGTATAAGTACAATGAAGAGCAACTAATTCAGCAGCTGCTTGAATACGTCAATTCAACATATAACCAACACTATGCTCAAGGTGACATTCAGACAACTGAGTTCATCATTAGTAATGGTGATGGTATTGCGTTCACCCGTGGCAATGTTATAAAATATGCACAGCGTTATGGAAAGAAGGATGGCAAAAGTCGTAAAGACATTATGAAGATCCTTCACTACGCTTTGATTTTGCTCTACACTCATGACCTAGAAAATGAAAATCCCTCTGTAAAGGAAAGTGAATATGAAAATCAGTCAAGATACGATCAACATCCTCAAGAACTTCGCTACGATCAACTCAAATCTGCTGTTTCGAGCGGGCTCTACCCTATCAACAATCTCGGCGCCTAAGTCGATCTTTGCAAAAGCAGAAGTTAGCGAGACCTTTCCTAAGGAAGTTGCTATCTATGATCTGAACTCGCTCTTGCAACTTCTCACTTTTAGTGAAGATCAAGAGATTGAATTTGGTGAAAGGTCAATGACTATTACCAATGACATTGGTCGATTTGAATACTTCTACTGCGAACCGTCTTTGATCATTGCAGCACCTACGAAGAATATTGAAGTTGATGAGGTATTCAAGTTCAATCTTTCAAGCAAAGATGTGCAAACTATTGCAAAGACAGCAGGTGTTCTTGCTGCACCCACCATTGCAATTGTAGCCAAGAATGGTAAGGTTACGATGAAGATTGGTGATCGTAAGAACGATAGCGCAAACAGTTTCAATAAAGTTATTGGTGACACTGACAAGGAATTTGAATGTTTTATCTCATCAGAGAACTTTAAACTTCTTACTAATGCGTATGAAGTAACCTTGTCGAAGAAAAACTTCTGCCAATTCAAGTCACAGAAGATCAGCTATCTGATTGCTATGGAACCCGGTTCAGTAATCTAATTGGAGCATTATATTATGGAAGTACGTGACAATGAGTTTCTCTGGGTTGAGAAATATCGACCCAGATTGTTAGATGATTGCATTCTTCCTGAAGAACAGAAGCGAGTGTTCAAGGAGTTTGTAGAAAAGGGTGAAATTCAAAACATGCTTCTCTGTGGAGGTCCTGGTATGGGCAAAACCACAGTTGCAAGGGCTTTGTGTGAGGAACTTGAAACTGACTATATCATCATTAACGGATCAGAAGAGTCGGGTATCGATGTTCTTCGCACGAAGATCAAGCAGTTTGCATCAACTATGTCTTTCACGGGTAAGACAAAGGTTGTGATTCTAGATGAGGCAGATTACCTAAATCCCAATTCTACGCAACCTGCATTGCGAGGATTTATTGAAGAGTTTTCTAAGAATTGTCGATTCATTCTAACTTGCAACTTCAAGAATCGTATCATCGCACCTTTGCACTCGCGATGCTCTGTTGTTGAGTTCAAGTATGCAAAAAGTGAGAAGGCACAGATTGCAGGCCAAGTGCTAAAGCGACTAACCTTCATTCTAAACAATGAAGGCATTTCGTTTGACAATAAGGTTCTTGCTGCACTCATTCTGAAACACTTTCCCGACTATCGTCGAATCATTAATGAACTGCAAAGGTATTCTGCTGCAGGAACTATTGATGAAGGCATTCTTGCGAGAGTGGGTGAAGTCAACACACAGGAACTCATTTCTTCTTTGAAAGAGAAAGATTGGAAGAAGATGCGTTCATGGGTAGTAAACAATATTGACAATGACCCTCCTGCAATCTTTCGAAAGATCTACGATGATCTGATTGAGAAGGTTAAGACAGTTCCTCAGATGGTATTGATTGTTGCAGATTATCAATACAAGTCGGCGTTTTGTGCTGATCAAGAGATCAATCTGGTTGCATGCTTGACTGAGATCATGGCAACGGTTGAGTTCAAATGAGCGAGGAGTTCAAACTACCATCTATCAATCCTTTTGACTTTGTAAACTCAATCTCTCACACCAAAGAGAATCTCATCGTTGACGATTGGTCAGAGCGCCAGTACAATCCCTTTATTATAAATAAAGCGTTAAGTTTTGGCTCTGATACAGTAATTCAATGTAATGAGATGAACTCGAGGCCTCACCTTGACAAGAAACTACAATTTGATTTTCTACGTCACATTATAACTAAGAAACCGCGTTATAATAAGTGGATGAAGAAGGAGAAGCTTGAGGCAATTGAAATAGTGAAACAATACTATGGGTACAATGCAAAGAAGGCCCAAGAGGCACTATCCATTTTGTCTAAGCAGCAAATTGATTCATTAAAACAAAAATTACAAAAAGGTGGATTGAAAAATGGCTGATGAGATTTCGTTTAACGTAGATTTGGATGGATATGTCCCCCTAGAGATCAAACTAAAAGAACCTGATGACTTTCTGAAAGTCAAGGAGACTCTTTCACGTATTGGTGTAGCATCAAAGAAAGACAAAACTCTCTACCAATCATGTCACATCCTTCATAAGCAGGGTAGGTATTTCTTAGTTCACTTTAAAGAGCTATTTGCCCTCGATGGCAAGTTCGCTGATATCACAGACAACGACATTCAGCGCAGAAATACTATCGGAAAGCTATTGCAAGATTGGGAATTAGTGACTATCATTGATCCTGCATTGTTTTCAGATCAGGCTCCTTTGTCGCAGATCAAAGTTTTGTCTTATAAGGAAAAAGGTGAATGGAACATTCAAACCAAATATAATTTGGGAAAAAAGTCCAACAAAGCTGATAAATAATGTATCCCCGGGATGGGAACTAGGCTGGCATCCTAGTCAAATCTGCCGCTACGCCTAATGGGTAGCAATTTCAACTCGCTGAAAAGGAGAAACCAATGAGCGAAGAGCATAGCGTTTATGTTTGTGAAGTATGTGGTCATGAGTACGATGAAGCAAAAGAAGGTAAGAAGTGGAAAAATCTACCCATGTTCTGGTTGTGTCCTGAGTGCGGTTGTCACAAGGACGAGTACGTAAAAGTTTAATCTTGCTTAACAAGGAGATTCAAATGACTTATCTAAAAGACGTTTTTGGTCGCGACATGTTTAAAGACTTTGACAAATACTTTGTGGGATTCGATAGTGAATACAATCGACTCGCGAAGATGCATGATGACCTCACGAAGGGAGTTCCTAACTATCCTCCATTCAATATCAAGAAAGTTTCTGAAGATCGTTACATCATCGAACTTGCTGTTGCAGGTTTCGGAAAGTCAGAGATTGATATTGAACTAGCAGACGGAAAGTTGATTGTCAAAGGAATGTCAAAGGAAGATGCAGAAGCAAGCAATTGGATTCACAAAGGAATCGCTAATCGTAACTTCACTCGAACCTTCCTACTCAATGACAACCTAGAAGTTAAAGATGCTGAACTTTTCAATGGTATGCTTCGTATCTGGCTTGATATGATCATCCCCGAACATAAAAAGCCCAAGAAGATCGCCGTCAAAGAGACTGCATCAACTAAAGAACAACCTGCTCCCAAGCAGCTTTTGACAGAGTAAAAGTCAAAAAAGTTCGACGGGGCTTGACAGCTCCCGTTTTTATTTGTACAATGTGTTTGTGATTTTGATAAATATAGAAAAACAAAAGGATTTCTATGTCTACATCTTTTAAAGACTTTTTGCAAGAAGCTAGTCTCAGTAGAGTGCATTCCCATGTGCAGAACAGAAACATCGGAATGATTACTGCTCATCGAGGTGAGAATACTGCAAAAGAGAACTCATCTCGCAACAAGGAGCTTGAAAAAAGCATTCGTGGTGCAGGATACGGGTTCGTAAAAGTTAAAGGTCGATACATTGAAAATCACGGCACAGATAAAGCTAGAGCAGTAGATGAAGATTCTTATCTTGTTGTAGGTAAGAAGGGAGATGACAAAGGACAGTTGCTATCGTTTCTAAAGCAACATGGGCAGAAGTATGGTCAAGATTCTGTTCTTCATAAGTCTGCATCTGAAGAAAACGCGAAGTTGCATGGGACTAGAGAGGGTGGTTGGCCCGGAATGGGTGAAGTGCATGATGTAGGTAAGTTTCATGCCAATCGAGCAGGTGAATTTCATACAGCAATGCGAGGTCATCGATCCTTTGAATTTAGTGAATCAGTAGAAAGTTTTAGTTATGTGAGACCTGTTACGTATTTTAATAGAGAAGAAAGTTTGTTTTAATCAAGCCAAAAAAGTATACCAGGGGGCTTGACAGCCCCCAAATTTTTTTGTATGATTGTTTCTGGAAGCGCAAACCGATTGGCGACGGTACCTGTCTTGAAAACAGTTGAGTGTTAATAGCGCCTTGGGAGTTCGACTCTCCCCGCTTCCGCCAGATTCGGTGAGATGGCTGAGAGGTTTAAGGCAGCGGTTTGCTAAATCGTCGGTTCGCTAAAGCGGGCCCGTGGGTTCGAATCCCACTCTCACCACCATGTTGTAAAGATGCAACAAAGAAAACGCTTGACAAGCAGCATAATGAGATGTAGAATTGATTCTGTTGATTGATTAAAAGTAGTTCAAAAGTCCTCTCTAAGTCGTCGGTCAAATACGGCGCTTGAGGCATGTGGAAAGGCATCGTATAGTTTGGATGCCACGCTACATGGCGGGTGAAGGGGGCCTGTAGCAATGTTGTAAAAATACAACAAAGAAATCGGTTGACAAGAATCTTCTTTCCTGTATAATCGATAGTGTTGATTGATTGATGAGCAAATGCTCCTCTGTTCTTTAAAAAGTTGATTGTCTTGCCCTGGTGGTGGAATGGTAGACACGCTGGTCTTAGAAGCCAGTGCTGAAAAGCGTGAGAGTTCGAGTCTCTCCTGGGGCACCATATTGAAATACATTCTAAAACCCCGAAACTGTTAAATCTAACAGCAACGTAGTAGATACGGTAAGATCCGCAAGGGTGGGGTAGTCGCACGCGAAAGTCGTGAGAGAGTGTGTTTCAATATGCAATCTATCATTTGTTTAGTGTTATCAAGGTATCGTCTATAGACGTATAGACTACTCGGGCGCAACTGGCGAGGAATGCGTCCTGATATAACTGCTTAGTCGCTGTGGCACGGAAGCACCGGACGCCTAAATGGAGCAGATAACACTAACCAAATGGTATTTGAGTGAGCGGCGAAGATGGTGAGTGTCGCGGCAGACTGTAAATCTGTTACTTAGGAACCGTAGGGGGTTCGAATCCCTCCTCACTCACCAAAGCCTGTTTAGCTCAGTGGTAGAGCAATGTGTTGATAACGCATAGGTCCTTGGTTCGATACCAAGAACAGGCACCAGAATTTTTGGGGGTATAGCTCAATGGTAGAGCAAGATGCTTTTAACGTCGAGGTTGGAGGGTTCGAGTCCCCCTGCCCCTACCAGTTTTTGCACCGTTCGACTATCGGTTAGGTCGCTACCCTTTCAAGGTGGAAAGATGGGTTCGATTCCCATACGGTGTACCATTTATTCCGGGATAGCACAGAGGTAGTGCAGTTGGCTGTTAACCAATTGGTCTTAGGTTCAATCCCTACTCCCGGAGCCATTTTTGATGCGGAATAGAGAAAAGGTATCTCAGGAGTCTCATAAGCTCCAGTTCTGGGTTCGACTCCAAGGAGGCCCACCAAATTTATTTTGCGTTGTAATGGTTTTGTAATATAGTCTAAAATATATATTTTATAGCCCTAAACAAGGAGATCAAATTGAAAAAATTATTTTTAAGCATTACATGTGCATTGACGGTTTTGAGTACGCAAGCAGCAGATATCACAGGTGCTGGTGCTACATTCCCATATCCCATTTACGCCAAATGGGCCGAAGCCTATAAAAAGCAAACCGGTGTCGGCTTAAACTATCAAAGCATTGGCAGTTCAGGTGGCATTCGTCAAATCAACGCCGGTACAGTGGCATTTGGTGCTACTGATGCACCAGTAAAAGGTGAAGATTTAGAAAAACGTGATCAGGTACAGTTTCCTGCTATTATTGGCGGTACTGTGCCCATTGTCAATCTCGACGGATTCAAACCCGGTGAACTACGCATCACCGGACCAGTATTGGCTGAAGTTTTCATGGGCAATATCACTAATTGGAATGATCTAAGACTAGCAGCTCTTAATCCCGGCAAACGGTTGCCCAATCAAACCATCACAGTGGTACATCGTGCTGATGGATCGGGCACAACATTCAATTGGACAGACTATTTGACTGTGGTCAGTCCTGAATGGGAAAAACGAGTGGGTCGTAGTGCCGCAGTGAAGTGGCCCGCAGCCAATAGTGTAGGTGGCAAGGGCAATGAAGGTGTGGCAGGTAATGTTCGTCGTGTCAAGGGTGCAATCGGATATGTTGAGTATGCCTATGCCAAGAAAAACAACATGATTCATCTCAAACTTCAGAACAAGGCTGGTAACTTTGTCGATCCAGACGAAAAGAGTTTTGCCGCAGCAGCAGATGGTGCAGATTGGTTTGGTGTGCCCGGTATGGGGTTGAGTATCGTGGATCAAAAGCATCCACAAGCATGGCCTGTGAGTTCAGCCAGTTTCATCATCATGTACCGTAATCCTCGCAACAAAGAAACCAGTCAAGAAGTATTGAAGTTTTTTGATTGGGCATTCCGCAATGGCAAGGACATGGCATTGGAATTAGACTATGTTCCGCTGCCTGACAGTTTGACTGCCGACATTCGTAGTAGAGTTTGGAGTCAAATTAAACATTGAACTTTCTCCCAGGATCCGGAGCCATTTTTGCATATCAAAAGACCTAAATAAAAATCTATGCTTAACTTTAAATCTTTTATTTCATTGGAAGAGGGTGTTCACGATCAAGGTATTTTTAAAGCAGTCTTTATGGCTGGTGCTCCGGGTTCTGGTAAAGACTATGTAATGAAAAAGACTGTTGGTGGTCATGGTTTGCGAGAAATTAATTCTGATGTGGCTTTTGAGCATTCAATGAAAAAACACGGTCTTGATCCAAAAATGCCAGAAAGCGAACAACCTAAAAGAGATTTTTTAAGAACAAAATCTAAACACACTACAGACCTTAAAAAGAAACTATCTTTACAAGGTAAGAATGGATTGATTATCAACGGAACAGGCGATGATCATCATAAAATTAAAGCAATGAAAGACCACTTAGAATCTCAGGGATATCAGACGCATATGGTATTTGTGCATACTGATAATGAAACTTCTATAAAAAGAAACATTATAAGAGGTCAGGCTGGTGGTAGAGAAGTACCAGAAAAAGTTCGTCAACAAAAATGGACTGATGTACATAACGCAAAAGAACATTACAAAAATATGTTCGGTTCAAATTTTCATGAAGTTGACAATTCTATAGATATGCTTCATGCTTCTCCTAGTGAAAGAGCAAAACACCAAAAAAGACTTGTTGATGTTCATAACCATTTTAGAAAAGTCGTTGCCTCAAAAAAACACACACCTGAAGCTCAAAAATGGATTGACAGCCAATTGAAAAAGTCTTAAAATTCTCAGGAGATAACATGATTGATCCAACAAAAAAACTCGATATTCAATTAGAAAATCTAGATCCTGAAGTTGCAGAGTGGCTTAGAGAAGTTGTACTAAAAGATGAATATTATGATATTCCTGAGCCAGAGGATACAGATTTTGACGAACGTTCTGCCAACAGTTACGCCTCCAAAGCATAGATAGCGATGCAGATGCCTTGTAAGCATCAGAGTTCGGCGCAAGTCCGGATGGGGGCACCATCTTCTCGGATTGGGATAATAGGTAGTCCACCTGCTTTGGGAGCAGGAAGGTGCAGGTTCGAGTCCTGTGTCCGAGACCAGACAATCAACTTTGTGAGAGTTACATGACACACAATGAAACTCCTATGCTGAAAATAATCACCTGTTCCGATTCTCTTATGTGGTATCGCGATCTGGTGGGTCAAGAGGTTCCTTTATTGAGAGAATACGATGATTGTTACATGAGTCGTGAACCTACGGGATTTGCTAACATAGTCCGAAAACAAGACGCTGTAATAGTGGAGAAAAGATGAGAAAACAGTATTGGTCATGCACTAAGTTTGCAGATTGGTTGCGAGGAACTAATAAGATTCCTGCAGGCACTTCTAAAGAATGGGCAAAATGGCAACTCGAAGCAGAAATGAAAAATCCTTTTCGTTTTTGGCTGGCTGAAGAAGGTCTTGATAGGATTCAAACTGCTATTATGTTCATTCCAGATAAGATTTACTCAGCCAAGTATGCTCTTGTAAACCGATTTGTAACTCGTACTCATACCCTCACCTCAAAATTGCCCAAGTACAAGTGGCATGAGATGGACACTCGAATGCTACATTGCATGTTCAATGAGCTGGTCAACTTTGTTGAAGTTGAACTTGCTGCATCCAACTACCGCTTTGATGAAGAGGCTAGGAAAAAATATAAGGTTCCTTTTTGGGGAACTGGATGGTTTCGTACTCGCACCTATCGCAATAAAGAAGCAGGTTTAGATTACCTCAACTGGGCAATCAACCTGAAGATGGACGAAACCTGGGGCATGTCACCTGAGGATGAGGGGTATGGAAAAGAAACCTATCAAGCAAAAGGTGCAAAAGAAACTCTAGAACTCTACACCTGGTGGACACAAGTTTATCCTACCCGTCCTGACCCCTACGATGTTAGCGGATGGTCTAAACTATGTGACCGTAGGCGTGAGGAAGGAGGAGGATTTTTGTCTATCGAAGATACTACACCCGAACAAAAAGCAGAGAGTACAAAGTCTCTTGATCTCCTACGTGAAGTTGAAGAACGATACGAGCGCGAAGAAGAAGAGATGCTTATTCGTCTGATTAAGGTTAGAAAGTATCTCTGGACTTGATTACTTCTTGGGAGGGACCTGAGTTCCCTCTAGTTTTTTATGCACCTTGATTTCTTTACAATCCTGCACAGGTTTACCATCCTTCCCAATGACTTTCTTTCCGTCATTAGTGATCTTGTCTACACAAACTCGCTTAACTTCTGCAGCAAAAGAGACTCCGTGATAATTTAGTAAAGGAATAGATCCAACTACAAGAGCGATAAATAGAATTTTTTTCATTTTGGTTCCTTAGGTTCGTTTTTGTTTGCAAATCTTTCTGCTACGGTTACACCCAACCCTGCTATTGCTATATACATCATGCCATCATACAGATGATGATCAACCTCGTATCCTAAAAAGATATTAGCAAAGAAAGCTATTGAGCAAAACACAAAAGCAAGAAATGTAACTACCCTCTTGCTACTGATTCCTTGTGAGGTCTCAGTAGATTGGAAGATAGTTACAAGTTTAGACATCATAGTTCAGGTTGGTGAGCAGGAGGGGGAGCTAGCTTTCCATTAAAACCGGTAACGACATTTCCACCCATGTGCATAGCAGATCCTAATGCAGGTTCTTGCCTTTCGACCTTAACTGGTTTCTTCACTTCTTCCATAGTTGTTTTAAATGATTCTGTTGCTTGTTTCTGTGCAGCAAGCATCGCTTCCTTATCTTCTTTGCTTGTTCCTGCCAACATGATACCTGATAAGGTTCCCGTTAAAAATGTTGCAATAGGTACAATAAGTTCAAAGAACTTTTGATCAATAGGAGACATTGCATCAAGCGGTTGTGTCACAAAGATGATTGAATACAAGACAACAAATACGATTCCAGTCAAAGTCAATGCAAGACATACGCCTACGAAAAACTTAAGACGCGCCATCAACTGTTCTTCAGTATAAACGAAGGGAGGCTTATTTTCCATTTTTTACTCCTGCAGGAGGTTGACAGGTATTACATTGTGCAGGGACTACATTTTCAACTGCAACCTTATTCTTGAAAATTTGTTCAGGGCATGTCCTTGTCACTTCACATTGAGGTTTCTTGCACACCTCAGTTTCCCAATTCTTGGGATTCTGACAAGGATACCTAAATCTATCTGAAGCAAAGAATGCAAGTGTTAGTGGAATGAATAGCAATATTAGGAGTGACCAAAAGAGCTTTTTATCACTTACCATTTCAAACTCCTAAAACGTGTAGAGCATGCTCATAATGCTTGATACGATCATCCAAGCCTATTGTTCCGCCATTGATACGCTTGGTCAATGTGAGAATATCACCTTTATCTGCCCATTGGTTTAACTTATTGGTTTCCCAAAACCAACACGCAGATTGTGCTGCGCCCTCGAAGGTAGTTAGATATTCTGTGGCCTCTTCAGGGCTGATTTCAAGCGATGCAGCAAACCAGGTGTAGTTGTGACGACCCGTAAGTTGAATCAATCCTCTTCCTCGAAATCTAAACCCATCTCCGCTAGCTTCATCACCATTACCCATTCGACTTGCATAGATGCGATTGGCAATTGCTTCTTGTTTATTAGGCCTTCCTGCGTAATCTTGTGCAATTTGATCGTTGGGAAAATACTTAGGAAACACTTTACGAAGCGATTGCCATCGATAGTTTAGATTTTCAACTAACGCTGTGAATCCTCCCGACTCATGGGCACATTGAGCAACAAATGCAGCAATTCGCTGAGGAGTGTCAATTTCATACTCTGGAAGTAATTGATCAAGCGCGCTATGCCAATGCTGTACGTAAGGATTCTTGGGTAGTAGTTGTTTTAGTTGTTCTTGTGTAATCATTTTACTTCCTCAAAAATTTTCTTTTGTGCATTGTACCAATCAATCCAACCTTGACTTTTAATTGCACATTCGTGATACAATGAGTAATTCTCGTTTATTGTTTTAGCCACATCACTCAACTTTACATCTTTGGACAGCAGTTTTAAATCAGGGCATCGTTGCAGCAAAGTCGTCGGTGCACTAGGAAACTTTTGCTTTACAGGAACAGGTTTAGTGGCACACCCCGCTAAAAAAACTAGAGTAAAAAGTATAGCAAGTTTCATTTGTTTCTGCCTGCCGCTTGATTGTGAGCATCAACAAAAGGTTCGGGTATTTCGCATTTATTATCATACTTGACCACTTCTCTATCAATGTACTGAATAGTGTTTTGACCTTTTTCTCTTACGATTTTTTCTTGCACCACAATTCTTTCAACAACTTTAACTGTTTCTATTGCACCTCTTGCTTCTGCTTCAGCCAACTTTGCTTCTACTTCGCGAACCTTAGCCAACCAAGATTCATTATTTGCAATAGATCCCGACATGTAAACGCCGAATACAATCATCAGAACAGATGCAATTTGTATAGGTGTTCTGTAAACATACAATGCCGGAATAGGAATCAGTTTCAAAAGATAGGTTGCAGCAAAAGCTAGCAAACCTAATAATAGAATAGCATAAAAAATCCAGTTAGGAAGCCATTCCAGAATCCACATGGTTGTCCTTTTGTGTTATTTATGCGTTAGTTGATTTAAAACTATTTCCCAATCAAAAGACAGGTTAGTTTGTTTAAAATCTAAATGTAAACATCGATCTAAACAAGATTGTAAGTTGTCACCTCTATATCCGTTTATACCATTTTCAATCACCTCTTTAGGCCCAGCCATGTCATAAGATGCTACAGGCACCTCACATGCTAATGATTCTAGTAATACTACACCAAAAGTGTCTGTCTTACTTGGAAATACAAATACTCGTGCAGATGCATACCACTTAGCCAATTCTTCGCCTTCGAGTTTACCTAGAAATTTTACATCCGGGTATCGCTTTTTGAGTGTATTTAGATATGGACCGTCACCAATAAGAACTTTATTGGGGTAATCTAATTTACAAAAATCGTCTAACCCTTTTTCTTGTGCGGCTCTAGAAACACAGAGAATGTAGTCACCTAAATCTCTTCTCTTTGAAGGATTAAATACTTCAGTGTCTACACCTCTACTCCAGAACATCAAGTTCTTAAATCCTCTCAATTGCAATTCGTCAATTGTTTGTTTTGATGGTACAAGCGTTCTATGTGCTCGATCATGAAACCATTTATAAAATCTAAATGATACATCTTCAGGAACTTTAAATCTTGTTTTTAGATACGCAGGAAAATTTGTATGAAAACAAGTTGAAAACGAATAACCATTCTCTGAGAGATGCATATTGGCATATAAGCCCAATGGACCTTCTGTTGCTATGTGCATTTTATCCTTGTTGATCATTGCCTCATCTAGTAAGGGTCTTATTAACCATGGGTTCAGAACAACATCGATTTCTTTGTAAAAAGGTAATTTGACTTTTGTAAAATCGAGCGTGTTATGATGAATGATGTTAATATCACCAAACTTTCTAATGTTTTGATATGTTCTAACTACTCCGTTTACTTGCGGTTCCCAAGCGTCGGTAATGATTGTAATTCTTTGCATTCAGATTCCACCTTAAACTGTTTAAATTTTATCCAATAATTAATAGTTTTTCTTGCTTCTTCACATTGTTGAATAGTTGAAAATTGCATAGTCATTCTCGCTGGCACATCTTCAGGATAGTTCACATGCATCGCTGTTATTAGAAGCACTATTAACATTCATTACCTCGGACCAGTTAATTACTTCCCATCTACCATCCATGTGTTCAACCAAAGCAGAGCAAGACTCTACCCAATCTCCATCATTCATATAAGTAACACCATCGATTTGTTTTATTTCGGCATGATGTATATGCCCACAAATAACACCATCAAACTTTCTTTTTTTGCAGTATTCAGACAAGGTGTTTTCAAACTTAAAAATAAAATCTACTGCTCTTTTGACTTTCACTTTTAGATACTTGGATAAACTCCAGTATCCGAAACCCATCTTATGACGCAACCAATTGAATTTTGAATTAAAAGATAGAATAAAGTCATAAGAGGCATCACCCAAAAAAGACAACCACCGATGCAATCTAACCACTCCATCAAAGAAATCTCCATGTGTAACCAGATATCTTTTTCCATCGATCCCCATATGTATATACTGATTCACAATTTCAATATTTCCAAAAACCACATTGTATGGAATAAGAAGACGAAGAAATTCATCATGATTTCCTGCCACATAAACAACTTTGGTTCCTTTTTTAGAAAATCCAAGAATTTTGCGGATTACTCTTGTATGAGATTCTTTCCATTTTAATTTATTTCGTTGAACTTTCCACCCATCAATTATGTCACCCACAAGGTAAAGATTGTCACACTCAGTGTTAGAAAGAAAATCTAATAGAATGTCTGCTTTGCAATCTTTTGTGCCAAGATGAATATCGCTTATAAAAACTGATTTATACTTCATTATCAATTTGCTAATGGATTATCCAACGCTTTCTTGATTTTATCATCAACTTCACGGCGTATTGTTCTAAGTTCAGCGTTCGTTTCTCTTTCTATTCTGTTAACCCTTTCATTCACCGTCTGTACTGTAGCATCTACTTGTTTTTGCATCTCTCTTACTTGCGAATCGGTAGATCGACGAATCTCTTTTATTTCGCCGTCAACTTGTCGCCGAATGTCGTTAATGTCTTTTTCAACTTCACGTTGAGCAGTCTTACTTCCGCGTTCAACACTATCAACAATTTGTTCTATTCGACGAATATCACCTTTTAGATTAGTGTTGATCTCTCTGGTGTATTCAAGCCCCTTTTCACTATTTTGTTCTAAAACAATAATTCTTTTTTCATATTCACTAAAATCAGGCGCAGTATAGTTTTGAATTGCTTCTTTCATGTTTATGTAATCTTTATAGACTTCAAAGGTGGCATATAATCCACCAAGCATACCTGAAATTATTGTACCAGCGATCATAAGTTTTGCTGGCGTAAATGAAAATCCGCCAACACTTATTACCGTATTTGAATCTACTGCTGCTTCTAACTTCTCAATTTTTTCATCTATATTCTTATCTTTGGTATTGCTCATCTACCATTCTCCCGTGAATTCTGTCCGATCTTTGATTCATCATTCTCAAAGCTCTTTCATTGTCACGAATTCTGGAACTGGTATATATTTCAGTTGTTGGATAAAATGGAATGTCAGGAAGTTTTACTATAGTGTATGATGAAATATCAGGCCCAGTATCTTGTATAGATTGGACTAGTTGTTCTTGTGGTCCTTTTGGGACATTTGTTTCTTGTCTTCTAGCGATAGACACTTGTGGTGTCGTTTTTTTAGCTTCTTCTACTTTTCTTGTTTCTCTTGCTTGCTTTCTGGCTTCCTCTCTTGATTTTGGTGGTGTAGGTATCTCTACAGTTTGTGTTGTTTCTGATTTCGATGATAAAACATTTTCAATAATAGGATCAGCAATCACTTTAGGCATTGAATCTTTAATAGGATCCGATGGTAGTGCATCTGGTAATTCAATCTTTACAATATATCCAGCACACTGTGGATTAAACATGGGATTCGCTGAACATTGTTGATTAAGAAATGCTTGTTGATATCCAACACATTCAGAACTGTATAGTGGATTTGCTGAACATTGTTGATTAAAAAATGCTTGTTGGTATCCAACACATTGAGGACTATAAAGCACATTTAAAGAACATTGCTGATTTAAATACGCCTTTTGATAACCCTCACAAGAAATGTTGCTTAAAGGATTGATTATGCATTCGTTTGGTTTATAAAGAATGTTTGCATATACATCTCGAATTCTTGGTCCATAGTTTCCGTATGCTCCGGGCCACCTGTCACCCTCAAGATATGTGAAAGCTATTTTGAAAGTTCCTAACTCATTTCCTGGCGTTTCTCTGAATGTTACGCTTACGCTTTCTCTAGAGATGTTGTTGTAGAGGTTGTAGGTGTACTGTTGGCGATATAAGTCTTCGCCGGACTTACTAGTCAAGGAAACATCTGCAATAGCGGTAGTTTCTCCACCCCTAGAACCATAATGAAAATAGTGCCATCCATAACTAAGTCCATATGCGATCACTGGAAACCCAACAGACTCAAGCACATTTGAAACGGTTGAACTGAATATCCACGATCCCCCAAAAGGTCCAAACGTAACCCCACCACCGGGCGCTGTCATCGTTTGACCACTAGACGATGCGCTTAGTGGTAGAGGTAGTTGAGTTTGGCTATTAGAGAAGGATGAACAGAAGAGCAACGCTAAGGAAACCAGAAATTGTTTTCCAAAGTGTGTCATTCGAGGCCTCTTTCATTGGGACGGGTTTACGTTCTGGATTAGCATCCCAAATTTTCTTTGCTTCTTCACCAATCTTACCGTCAACAGGGCATGGTGTGCCAGCATTCATCATGGCAGTAAAAACTCTATCGTCTTGACAGAGTGTAGACACCGCAGCAACTTTCATGCCCATATCAAATAATGTCTTAGAAAGTTTTAATCTTTCACAATTCATGTCTCGAACTGTATTTCCACCAGAAATGCCGAGAATTTGCGTTTGAACAGAGCCGCTAACACCAGTCGTACAAACATCATTGTTAAGAATGTTCATACTTGGTGAGATAGCGGACGCTGGTGGTGACTTAACCGTTGTTTCGTTGATGCTAGTGCTTCTTGTTTCCACAGAACTTCTAGAAGTGGAATCTGTAACTATCACATCAGTTTGTGCTACTGCTAATGAAGATATAACAAAAAGTAGCGACGCTAACTTTTTTGTCATGATGACCTCCTATGTTCACTTTATTTATGTGTAAAAAGTTTACAACAGGATTGCAATACATCTAGAATGTGCATAATATATACAAATAAAGGAGCTCTCATGACTATTCTAGATGTGATATCTGCGCTTTTTAACTTAGTAGTTATGTACTTTACTGCTTCTGCCATTCGAAACTGGTTGCAATCTCGTAAGCAAGATGATAGTATAATTGAAATCGATGAAGAAACAACCAAGCTAGTGACAGTCGAAGTTGTTAACCAGTCGGGCAAAACTTATTGGCTAGTTCACGGTCTACATGATAAAGAGTTTATTGCACAAGGATTTAGTGAAGAAGAGGCTTTGAAGAATACGATTGAACGGTGCCCGGGCAAGACAATTTTTCAAGTTGTAGAAGCTAACTGACTGTGGTGAAAGGGATTTATCACAAGGGTCTTCTAAACCCTTATTCCAGGTTCGAGTCCTGGCAGTCAGGCCAATCTCGGTGTAGTGTTTAATGGCAGCACGCTGATCTCCAAAATCAGAAGATGCGGTTCAAGTCCGTACACCGAGGCCAAATATATAATGCAATGAATTGATCTTGGAGCTATTATGTTGGTCCTCACACTTGATGTTGGCGGTATGCCTCGTGAATGGGTGACTGTAAAAGATGCAGTTAGTTATTACACTACCGAAAAAGTTCTATGGACTTTGGGTGATCCCATCAAAACTTTTTATGGTGGGGTTCAAAATTCTGGCATTCAGTCAACAGTCAAAACTCATCCTATCATTGCAGTAAGCAATCACAAGTACAAAAAAGAAAATCTTGGACGTGTTAACCTATCCAATAAGACTCTTTTTGGGCGAGATCGTCATGTGTGTGCATACTGTGCTAAAACATTCAAGCCATCTTCATTGTCGCGTGATCATATCCTACCCAGAGCGCAAGGGGGAGACAATCGGTGGATGAACGTAGTTACATCATGTATTGATTGCAATACCAAAAAAGGCAATCGAACTCCTGAGCAAGCAAGAATGCAACTTTGCTATGCTCCTTACATTCCTAACTTGTACGAACATCTGCTTTTGCAGAATCGAAACATTCTTGCTGATCAGATGGAATATTTGAAAACGGGCATTCCCAAACATTCAAGGGTGATATGATGGAAAAGGTAATTCGAGACGGAAAGGTTGGTGTTCTCATTTCTGCCGGATATGGTGCAGGTTGGTATTCATGGCATGGCATCGAGGAGCTTCTCTATGACCCCCGTGTCATTGCAATGTTGGAAAATCCGGATGATGAAGAGGACCTTAGTGCAATCGTAAATTACTGCCACCAAAAGTATGGAGAACATGAGTATTTTGGTGGTGTAGATGGTCTATATGTTGTATGGGTGCCTGTGGGGAGTCGCTTCCTCATCGAGGATTATGATGGGGCGGAATCTATTAGATTTGAGAATGCAATCCCCTGGATAACTGCTTGATTTATCTGTTGTTTTTATACAACACTAGTGTTGCGTTTAAACAACAGTAAAATACTGGTTGCACTTTCTGCTGAGACCTGTATAATAGATAGTGTTGAGAAATTAAACGGAGTAGTAGATGAGTTTCGACTTCTCGGATGCAGATCGCGACCTGTTCATGTCCCTTAAGGGACTGGTGAATAAGAACCATGGGTTCTTCAAGACTGCTAAGCAGGCGCAGTTCCTGCACAAGCAGTACACCACCAATAACCTTCATACGCCCTATGAGGCGATGCGCTACTTCGGCGTGCCTCTCGCTGAAGAGCAAGTCCTAATCACCGTTACTGCACACACCCGCTGGGCTGACTACGGGTCCCGCAGTATCGTTCCGGTCATCTTCGGGTTTGTCGTGGATAAGCTGGGAGTCATCGCTCACTACAAAATCCGCGGCAACGGCAATCTGCGTGATGGCTGGGCGCCCAACCCGGAGAAGACTACTCTTGAGTGGTCTCGTCCTGAGGATGCGGCGTGTCCGTGGTCGTTTCCGACCCCCGCTGAAGTTGCTGCGACTCAGGCTCATGAGAAGTCGAATGAGTGGCTGGGCATGCCTGGTGACAAGATCGAGGTCGAACTTAAGTTTGTTCGCTGTCGTGATCTTGGCTACTCACAGTTTGGTCAGATGTTCATCTCTACTTTCGAGGACTCTAAAGGCAACGTAGTCAACGTCTGGAAATACTTTGACCTTGAGGCGGGTGCTTCGTTGAAGGTCAAGGGTACCGTCAAGTCGACTGACGACTATAAAGGTCGCAAGCAAACCACTCTTATCCGCATCAAGGAAATTGCTTGATGAAGAAAGTTCCTGCTTATCTAAACTTTAACTAGATGTGCTTGCAAGACCTATGAAGCAGATCTATAATGATGAAGTGAAAAATTTGACGCAAGCACAAGAAGTTCTTAAAAAGTTCATGTTAGGACCAAAAAATGACACTACCATACGAAAGACTCCGCGCAGTTAATTCGACTCGTGAATTCTTATTTGATCTTCTCATTCCTTCTAAGACTCCGCGAGTGCCTAAAGAGGTTCGGGATCGTGCTAGGGCACTTCTGCGACACTATCCCTTTGAATCGGACATGGAGATGGTGTGTGATACCAATAAACTTGGTGAGAATTGTCAACCCATCTTTTCTAAGGATATGTGGTTATGAACGAACGAATACAACTACTTGCTGGTAAGGCGTTGGATCAAGCAGTACCAGAAACTTGGACTACTTTGACTGCCTCAGACTTGAATGAGTTTACAGAAAAGTTCGCCGAGTTGATTGTTAAAGAATGTGCTGGTGTTGTGGCTGACGCAGTAGACCATCGTGAACCTGCTTCGACTTATGTTAGTAAGATTAAACAACATTTCGGAGTTGAAGAATGAAAAAGTTTGTGTATCGAGTTTGGTATGGGCAAGTGCCTTATCAGCAGAAAATTTTCACCAAGTATTTAGATGCGTCTCGGTTCATCAAGGAGCAAATTGATGCTGGGTTTATCATTCATTCTGTTCACAAAGAATGGGCAGAATACACAGATGAGGATGTTGAAGAATGAACGAAAGAATTAAAGAACTTGCCAAGAAATCAGTAGAACGGATAGCCGAAGAATTATGTTCAGTTCAACCCATGCCCGATAAATTGTTTTCTGATCTTTATCGGGAAGGAAAAAGCACTGAAGAACTCAAGGCAGAAGGATATGAGCCTGTGTCAGGTTTAGGACTTGTGTGGATCAAGAAGGATAAAAAATGAACGAACAAGAACAATTGATCTATAATGCATGGCGAGACAGTGAAGCATATGCCGTGCCTATGACTGAAGAAGGTGAGAAGCTAGCCAAAATGCGATGGTATGGTTTCAAACGAGGTTGGGAATACGCCGAATTCTACGCTAAAACGGGCAGCATCTACATGAAGGACTATGATGAACAGAATTACTATTAATCGCAGCGAATTGAATCGAATCAATGAAATTCTTCACAAGTTGCATGGTGATATGGATCATGCAAGTGTTGAATTGATTCAAGAGGGTGATAACGGCATTGGTACTGTTCTGACTGCTAAGTTTTATCTCAACTACCAAGATATTCCTGGCGAGTTCTCGGTGGTTATTACTGATGAGAATAACTGGTGATGAATAATCTGTGATGAAACAATTCAGAGATAACGAATAATATGTTGTTTTAAAACAACAGAAATTTTCGGTTGACAGCCATGGAATTTGGTGCTACAATAGCATCATACACTAACAAAACGAAGCAAGAGATGGACAAACGAATTATTGAACTTGCCAATAAGGCCGGATTCTCAGCGAATACAGATGCGGAAAAATTTGAAAAGTTCGCCGAGCTTGTCATAGAGGAACTGGTCAACTCGATGAGTGTGGAAAACAGTGATTTGTATCACAACCAAGACAATGGCTGGGGATGCATCGCCGTCAAGTTTTGGGTCGAGGGAGATCCCAGTGCGATGCGGGGTGAACAAATCCAGTCTCGATTTGCCGACGGCAGTGTCAGAGGCACAGGAAGCTATCGTCTCAACCACGAGTTTGTCCGTCACCTGATGAGCAAACATTTCGAAAATAAAGAATAATCTGTTGCCTAAAAACAACAGAAATATTCGGTTGACTGCCATGGAATTTGGTGCTACAATGTTGGTATGGTAACAAAACAGAGCAAGAACGTGAAGTTCTATAGTGAAATTCAACAACGACTTGGAGAGTAAAATGAACCCATTGATTAAAAAACTTGCTGAACAAGCTGAACTACCCACGATTGATGGTGAATGGGATTACAACGACCGAGAAATTCTTCGCCGTGAGAATGGTGAATGGCGAGTTGCTACTTCATCAGAAATCATCGCTGTTTTGTTTGAATGTGAAAAGGGCAGAGAAAAGTTCGCCGAGTTGATTGTTAAAGAATGTGCTGAAGTTGCTAGTTGTAATGGTCACGTTAGTGGTTTTACTTTGGGCGATTTGATCAAAGAACATTTCGGAGTTGAAGAATGAACGAACGAATTCGAGAACTACTAACTCAAGCAGAATTTTGCTTTTGGGAAGATGAAGAATGGGGTCCTGGTCCTGGGCATATTGACTGGAGTCCGGACTATACCAAAGAAATGATTTCTTTCGTTGACCTTCTTTTGAAAGATGTTCTCAATCTTTGCGGTGATGAAATTCTATCTCAGCATTACCTGGATAATGGTACTGGGCAAGATGCAATTCACACTCTTAAGTCACGCATTCAAGATAGGTATGGAGTAAAATGATTATCTTTTCTTGTGGGCATGAGGTATTTGACTTTGACCACGCATATGATATAATGGTCAAAGAAACAAGTCGAAAAGGTGAAAAGGCAATCGGTTACATGACCGTGTGTGGTCCGTGTCTCGATCAGTATCAAGAAGTAGATCATGTATTCGACACCGAAGAACAAGCAAACGAATGGCTAAAGAAAGAGGAATGGTAATGGACGAAAAGACTGAAAATGCACTGCAAGAACTATCTGAAATTTCTGAGAGATTCCAAGAAGCAATGAAAGCAGAAGAAGAACATCAAGAACAATATTGGAACTCGTTGTCAAAAGAACAACAGTTGATGGCATTCTGCGCGATCTCCCGGCGGATCTTTGATGGTGAAATCAAGCAAGGGGGATCCTACCGCTATGTGCTGTATGACGTTTTCGGCTTTGGTCCTGAAGCATACGTACCTGCTCAATGTGCAGGATATCTAGATATTCACAATGCAATCTTCACGGGTAAAGATGAAGAGCGGATATTGAAAGAGTTTGCCGATTATGCTAAGATTGATGCTGAAGTTCTTTCACAATACATTCAAAGGAAATATTTTTAATGAATAATTACATTAATCATGCTATGCGTGAATTTAGGGCGGCTGGTTGGACCAATGAAGATGGATCGTTCAAAGATGAAATGCAAGAAGCCATTTGCAATCACGTTTTGAAACTACTTGACGTTTTTGCAGGTGAAGGGCATTCGGGTAGTTCAGCACCATATGCCATCAATCTCTTTGAAAAGTTGGCGAATTAGAACGTGAAAACCCGTGAACAAATTATCACAGATATGTGTTACACAAGTCGGCATGATTATGGGCTAGTAAAATATCCAGATCCTGGTGGTTATACTTTTCCTGGGTTATCATCAGGAATGACTGATGATGAGCGTAAAGTTTTGTGGAATGAGATGGCACAAATTTTTGATAATTGTATTGCTCCTCATATGGAATTTAAAGAATGAAACCACTTTACAAATCAGTAATTATTGATCATTTTGGAGTCGAATGATGGGTACTAATTATTATGTGGCTACTAACCATTGCGAATGTTGTGACCGTTACGATGAGGAATATCATATCGGAAAGTCCTCATATGGTTGGGCATTCTCTTTTCGTGGGTATCGTCCCGAGCGTCTGGTGTCTTGGAAACAATGGAAAGAGTTTCTAAAAGACAAGATCATCATGGATGAGTATCGAGAACGAATTGACTACGATTGGTTTGTGCAATTCATCGAGAAAGAAAAAGCACCAGGGTTTGTCAATCCTACTGGGCGAAAGAATCTCATTCATAATGATGAAGGGCGAGCCTCTAATTGGTTTAGCCCAGAGTATGACTGGGATGATGAGGATGGTTATTCTTTTAGTTCAAGGGAGTTTAGTTAAATGAACAACATTGAAAAGCTTGATGAGTTTTATGATTGGATGAAACGCATTATCGAAACTAATGACCTATATAAACAACAAGATCGCCCGACATATATTGTTTGTGGGCATTATGATGAATATCGAACTCTTGGTTATATGAATCCTCAAGTTCGCATGAATTATCGTTTTGTATACGGTGTTGATGATCTAAGAGGTACTAGTAATCCAAAAGTTCAATTTGTTGGTAATTGGGTTCGCCGCAAAGACATTGAAGATATTGTTATGCAAGTTAAAATTGCAACGAGGTAATTATGAGAACAAGTATTGATTCAACGGGTGCAGTTATGATTTCAATTCTAACAGCAATTTGCGGATTGTTTGCTGGGCTGTTTATTGGATATGTCTCCGCGCATAACATGATTGCAACAGAGTGTGAAAAGTTAAACGGGTTTTATGTGGGCAACAAAACTTTTATTTGTGATTCGAAATGAAACTATCTCCGTTTGAAGCTGAACTAATTGAGCGTATCAAAAAACTAGAAGAGAAAGTAGAAATGCTCAGGCAAAAACAACCTTTCCATTCTACAGACAGCAATCATTGTAAAGTTTGTGGGATTAGTTGGGGAGAGTCATCGGGATATGTTTGTTATAGAAGCACATGCCCCTCCAAAATCACAACTTATTAAGCACATTGGTTGACAACAAGCATACATAAACCTATAATGATGACATTCGCGGGTGTGATGAAATTGGTAGTACATAGCAGACTTAAAATCTGCCGCCGCAAGGCGTGCCGGTTCGAATCCGGCCACCCGCACCAAATCGGGCCTGTAGTTTAATTGGTAAAACACGCGACTCATAATCGCTGAGAGTGTCGGATCGTACCCGACTGGGCCCACCACTTGAAAGGTTTCCATGTCAAAATTTTATACTAGTGTTATTCAGTACGGTAACAAGGTACTAGTCAGATCAGTTGACAATGGATATCTCCTGCAGCACAAAGATGCATTTAAACCTAATCTTTTTGTAAAGACTCAGAAGAAGTCAAACTATAAGTCACTTTTTGGTGACAATCTGGATGCAATCTCTTTCGGAGATATCAATGAAGCAAAGGACTTCGTAAAGCAGTACAGCGAAGTAGACAACTTTGCAATCTTCGGCAACAAAAACTTTGCCTATCAATATATCACAGAAAACTATCCTGATGAGATACAGTTTGATATCTCGCAGATGGTCATCTATTCAATCGACATTGAAACTTCTGCAGATAATGGATTCCCGGATGTCACTAATCCCGTGGAGTCTGTTTTGCTTATTACGATTCAAGATTACGTCAGCAAAGACATCATAACTTTTGGCTGCAATGCATTTGAGAAAAAGCAACCCAACCACACATATGTTCTTTGTCGTGATGAGTATGATCTTTTCAGCAAGTTCATTGCATTCTTTCAGCAAAGGTATCCTCATATAATCACAGGATGGAACTGTGAGATATTTGACATTCCATATTTGCTCAAACGAATGGAACGTGTCATGGGTCCCGAGGCATCTAGAAAGCTGTCTCCCTGGGGGGTTATCAATGACCGATCATTTGAACGTATGGGAAAGGTTGTTATCGCCTTCGACATTCTAGGTGTATCAATTCTTGACTATATTGAACTGTACAAGAAGTTTACTTATAGTGCCCAGGAGTCATACAAACTTGACTACATTGCTAAGGTTGAACTAAGAAAGCAAAAACTCACTCATGAGTATGATTCTTTTCGCGAATTTTACCGCAATGACTGGCAACGCTTTGTAGAATACAACGTGGTTGACGTTGAACTAGTTGACCAGCTTGAAGATAAGATGCGATTGATTGAACTCATCATTACGATGGCATACGATGCGAAGTGTAACTACAATGATGTGTTTTCGTCAGTAAGGACATGGGATTGTATTATCTACAACCACCTACGTAAAAAGAACATCATCGTCCATCAGCGTGACGAGTCAAGGCGAGGTCGTCAAATCATTGGAGCATTCGTAAAAGAACCTGCTCCCGGAAAGTATGATTGGGTTGTGTCATTCGATGCAACATCTCTATATCCATCAATCATTATGCAGTACAACATGTCTCCCGAGACAATGATTGAAGGAAAAATCTTTGATACAACTATCGAAGGTATAGTCAATCATGCGTTTGATCTTCCTCTTGATGAATACACTATGGCTGCTAATGGTCACTTCTACAGTCGTGACCATCAAGGATTATTTCCTGAAATTGTTCAGAAGTTATTTGATGACAGGCAGCGATACAAGAAAGAGATGATTGCTGCACAGAAGAAGTATGAGGAAACTAAAGACAAGAGGTATCAGAAAGACATCTCGAAGTATAACAACTTTCAGATGGCTAGAAAGATTCAGTTGAACTCGCTGTTCGGAGCTCTAGCAAACGAGCACTTTCGGTTCTACGATGATCGTATTGCTGAAGGTATCACTATTACAGGTCAATACATAATTCAACGAGTTGGAAAAGCATTAAACGAATACCTTAACAAAGTTTGTGAGACAACGAATTATGACTATTCTTTTTATAGCGATACTGATAGCTGTTATATTACGCTTGACCCGCTTGTAAAGAAGTTTTACAAGGACCTGCCTAAAGATAAGGTCATTGATGTTCTGAACAAGATTTGTGAAGATAAGATTGTTAAGGTAATCAATGCATCATGTGAAAGCATGGCGGCGTACACCAATGCCTTTGAACGTAAGATTGTATTCAAGCGAGAAACAATCAGCGATAGTGGCATCTGGGTTGCGAAGAAACGCTATGCTCTTAATGTGTTTGACAATGAAGGGGTGCGATACAAAGAACCCAAACTCAAAGTCATGGGCCTTGAAATCGTCAAGTCATCTACACCCGAACCTGTTCGCGAAGCATTGCGTGAAGCAGTTCGTCTTGCGCTTACAAAGACACAAGGAGAAGTGCAACGATACATTGAGGAAGTTGAAGCAAACTTTAAGAAACTTAAACCTCATGAGATTGCATTCCCGCGAGGTGTAAAGGGTTTGCAAAAGTACACCGACAATGCAAAGATTTACAAGATTGCTACACCCATGCATGTGCGAGGATCTTTGCTATACAACTTTCACATTAAGAAGAAAAATCTTGATAAAAAGTATGAGTTGATTCAAGAAGGTGACAAGATCAAGTTTCTGTATCTGAAGGAACCAAACCCCATAGGTGAAAATTGTGTCGCCTTTGTTAGTGAACTTCCTAAGGAACTTGAATTGACAAAGTACGTTGATTATCCTACAATGTTTGAGAAAACATTTATTGAACCGCTTTCAGCAATCTTGGGGTGTATGGGGTGGAGTGCTAAACCTCAAGCATCATTAGAAGATCTTTTTGCATAGGAAATGATATGTCACTACTAGAAAAACTTAAAAAGAATAGCACGATCAAAGAGACTGCTATTCTCAAGGAATCAAAATTCTTCAACAAGAAGGATATGATTCAAACCCCTGTACCTATTCTGAATGTTGCATTGTCAGGTAGTTTAACGGGGGGGTTGACACCAGGCCTGACTGTTTTTGCGGGTCCCTCAAAACACTTCAAGACGGCTTTTGCTTTGATGCTTGCAAAGTCATATCTTGACAAGTATCAAGATGCAGTTGTTTTGTTCTATGATTCTGAGTTTGGTAGTCCTCAGTCATACTTTGATTCGTTTGGCATTGATACTGAGCGTGTTGTTCACACGCCAATTACTGATGTTGAACAATTGAAACATGATTCAATGGCACAGCTAGCAAATATTCAACGAGGTGACCATATTATCATTATCGTTGATTCGGTCGGCAACCTGGCATCAAAGAAAGAGGTTGAAGATGCACTTGAAGGAAAGTCTGTTGCTGATATGTCTAGGGCAAAGCAACTTAAGTCATTGTTTCGTATGGTCACCCCCCACTTGACCATAAAAGACATTCCTATGATTGTAGTCAATCACACCTACAAAGAAATTGGATTGTATCCCAAAGATGTAGTATCGGGGGGTACAGGTGTTTATTACTCAGCAGACAACATCTTTATCATTGGGCGTCAACAAGAAAAAGACGGAACTGATCTGACAGGATACAACTTCATTATTAATGTGGAGAAATCTCGCTACGTGAAAGAGAAATCTAAGTTGCCTGTTGAAGTATCATTTGATGGGGGCATCAGCAAGTGGTCGGGATTGCTTGACATTGCGCTTGAAGGCGGATTCGTTACTAAACCTAGCAACGGATGGTATTTGAAGAAGGGGGAGGATAAAAAATATCGTTATGCAGATACCAACAACAAGGAATTCTGGATGCCTATTCTCACATCCAAAGATTTTAACGACTACGTAGACAACAGATATAAAATCTCTTCTAGTAGCATCATGAGTGACGTAACTTCAATTGATATCGAGGAAGAATATGACAACGCTTAACATTAAAGAACTTTATGGGCCCTGGGCAACAGGCAATGCTTGGGGATTTGAAATTAGACAAGGTGCATATACTGGAGCAGTCATTCAAGTTCAAGATCTTAACTTCCTCGATGGCACCAATGACCTGCAACTTGACTTTCATACCATTAACATTCCCGAAGGTATGTTGAAAGAGGATCTTGACAAACCTGAGTTTCATGATATAATTCAGTTGGTTATCTCGGACATTATCGCAACAGCAATCGAAATTCATAAGGAAACTGATGGCAATTGAACAAACTATTCTTGCTAACCTCATGTACAATGAAACGTACATGAGGAAAGTTTTTCCTTTTCTAAAGGAAGAATACTTTGCTGAACCTAGCACACGTATCATCTTCAAGCACATCACTGAGTTCGTAAACAAGTATAATACATGTCCCAATAAGCAAGCCCTTGAGATTGCCTTTAACAACGACAAAACAATCCCTGAAGATTCTTTTAGCGAGATCATGGGTGCAGTCAATGAGTTCAGCGACGATCAATCAAATTTTGAATGGTTAGTTAATGAAACAGAAAAGTATTGTAAAGATCGAGCGGTATACAATGCAATCGTAACTTCTATCGGCATTCTGGATGGGCGTGACAAAGTTCATTCGAAGGATGGGATTCCTTCTTTGCTGCAGGAAGCATTGGGAACATGTTTTGATAGTTCGGTTGGGCATGACTATCTAGATGATGCAGTAGCACGATATGAATTCTACAATAAAGTAGAAGATCGAATTCCGTTTGATCTTGAATACTTCAATGCAATTACGCAAGGAGGATTACCGTCTAAAACTTTGAACATCGCTCTTGCTGGGACGGGAGTTGGAAAAAGTTTGTTTATGTGCCATGTTGCAGCATCATGCCTGCAACAGAATAGGAATGTTCTTTATATTACACTTGAGATGGCTGAGGAACGTATCGCAGAACGTATCGATGCGAATCTGATGGATGTTGCTATTGATCAACTAAAAGAGATTCCTAAGTCAACATTTGAAAACCGTGTCAAGAAGATCACAGGAAAGACAACAGGCAAGCTGATCATCAAGGAATATCCTACTGCATCAGCACATGCAGGTCACTTTAAGTCGCTATTGAACGAACTTGCTCTGAAGCGCAACTTTAAACCCGATATCATCTTCATTGACTATTTGAACATTTGTTCTAGTGCAAGATTCAAACCAGGAAGCAATATCAATAGTTACACTTTGGTGAAGGCGATTGCTGAGGAACTTCGAGGATTAGCAGTTGAAAACAATGTGCCTATCGTATCTGCTACACAAACAACTCGAGGGGGGTATGGAAATACTGATGTTGAATTGACGGATACTTCCGAGTCATTTGGATTGCCTGCAACTGCCGACCTTATGTTTGCCTTGATCACCACAGAGGATCTTGAGAAGATGGGTC